GGTATTTTTCGATTTATCAGATAATAGACAAAAGAGCCCAGTTTGACGTAATTGTAACATATCAGATGTTATGCCCTTATTCCATGCTGGTTTGTTTCTATTTTTCTTATGACCTTTATGACTTCCACCATATGCAGTTTTCTTTACATTGTAGTATCTGCAAGTTCCGTTTTGAACATTATCTGAGATCATTAGTTCGCGATCCTTGATCATATCAAGCCAACGCTGTTCACTTGCACGTAACATTTTGGTATCGCTATTGACGTATTCTAATACTCTAAACCGGAATGTTTGTGGACGTAACTTATATGCTCTCTTCATAGTTCTATTAGAACAGATATAAGAATCTTCCACTTTCCCATAATGTCCACCAACATAGAAGAATTTAGAGACTGTGTCATACCATAGATAGACGTAACCGGTATATGAATTTTGATTGTTTTTCGACATGCTATAACTCCAAGTGTAAATAATTGAGTGGGACAGCCCGGACTCCAAGCTGGGTTTTTAGATATTGCAATTATCTAAATTACCACGTATATTTATGGCATTGGAAATGGCTGCGTAAGCACTAAATCCGCGGGTGCGGGTCCTACCTTGGAACAGAAGTGGGCCCACTTTACAAAACAGAAGCAAAATAGACATTTACAACTCAAAATCAATAAATACGTCGTCAGCTCATGACAAGTTGTGAACCTTTATTATTACCAGAATCAACATCTTTGGGTGTTAGAATTGCTGGGTTGTTAAATTAATATTATAAAAATTAATTGCACGCCTACAGATTAAACGGAGAATGGAAACATTCTCCGTTTTTCATTAAGGTTGACAACCTTGTGTATAGGATTATGCTTATCATGTTGTTGGAAAATCAGGATTTATAATGGCCAAGAAACAAAGTGAAGAAATCGTCAAGTTAACTGATACACAGCACCACCGCCTGCGTACGGAGATGTATCTTGGCAGTCGCAATTTGCACACCCAAACCGTTATCAACTGGAATGGAAAAAAGCTCGAGGCAGAGGAAGTTAGCTGGACCCCAGCTGCGTATTGTGCGTTCAGGGAAATTTTTGATAACAGTCTTGATGAGGTAGTTGGCCACGGTCACGGCACCAAGATTGATGTCACATACGATCCTAAAACGTTGACATTTAGCGTGTCAGACGACGGGCGCGGCATCCCGATAGACTGGGATGAAAACGAAAAAATGCACAAGGCCACCATGGCTCTTACTCAGGCCAGGGCAGGGCGTAACTTCGGAGATCGTGAAGAAGTTCGTGGAACCAACGGTATAGGGGCGTCGGTTGTGGTGAGTTGTTCGAAGGAGTTTAATTTGGACATCAAACGCGACGGTAAAAGATTCCAGCAGACATTTCGAGAAGGCACTGAATTGATGCCAGATCTGGACATTGGTGAACCTCGTATCTTCAGCAGTAGCATGAAATCCGGAACGGACATCAATTTTACGTTGAGCTCTGCTGTATTTCCCAAGGCAAAAATACCGCTGTCCTTTGTCAAAGCCAGGATATTCGAGGTCGCAGCAAACCATCCGAGAATCAAGTTCACCTTCAACGGAGAAAAGATTACTGTTGGTAAAACCGTTGACAAGACCATGTTTGCAGATTCTAACCCTGTGATCATCAGCATAAATGAAGAAAAGTTTTCTAGCAATTATTACCTGGTTCCTGCCTTCGGCGCCGAAGGCGAATTTGTGCACAGCACGGTAAATGACATTCCTGCGTTCAATGGTGGGCAGCACATTGATGCGTTCAAAAGACTGTTTTTTAGTGGTATGCTGAAAGCCATGGAACGAGAAAGCAAGAGGAGAGGCCTCACTCCAAATCGCAGCGACATTGCGGAAGGCCTGCTGATTTATAACACCACAACCATGCACGCTCCCAACTTTGACAGCCAGAGCAAGACCCGCCTGATAAATGACGAGGTTGATCGCTACATCAAGTCTAGCCTGGAAAATGAAACCACCTTTAAAAACATACTTCGTTCGCACAAGAGCTGGATAGATGCGATCTACACACGCTGCGCAGCCCGTACCCAAAAGAAGGACGATGCAGATATTGCCAAGGCGAACCGCAAGCTCATGCGCAACAAGGTGCCAAAATTGCTCGATGCCAACGGCAAGGATCGAAGCAAATGCATTCTATTGATATGTGAAGGTGACTGCATAGCTGAAGACACACAAATCGCAATTTTCGAAGATGGTGAATTTATCAATAAAAAAGTAAAAGACGTAAATCTTGGAGATCTTGTTTTAACGCACACAGGCGCGATCAAACCAATATGTAACAAGCAGGCAAAAATTACTGATGGTGTGTCGATAACAACATCAACTGGTAAAGTTATAAAAATAAGCACAGATCACAAAATGCCTGTTTTCAATGTTGAAAATAATATGTATGAAGTGGTGAAAGCCAAAGATATTGTTAAAACTCAACATAAATTACTCTCATCTATCATTAACATGGAATCTTCGTTTTTTGAAATTGTAAGGGTAGATGACTTTGATGATGAAAAGTTTAATAAATCTGTATCATTTACGAATGGTATAATCAATCAAACATGTATAATTTCTGAAAACCATTTATTTTCAGTGTTAAATATTTCTTCTGGTATTATTGAAAAAATTCCTACCAAATATCTAGATTCTGAAATTCATTTATTAATAGCGCATAATTTATCATAATTGTCACCCTCTATACTAAATAAACAATAATGACAGAGGGCGATATAATACCATGTTATGTGAATTTACATGTGAAAAATTGAATATCAGTTTTCGATCAAAGAATACTGAACATGATAGAAGTATTCGGTTACGAGCAACATTGACAAGAAAAAATATATCAATATTCAGTTATCTTAAGATATGGGATATAAAACATCATGAATTAAGATGTGCATGGTGCGGTGATTTTAATCATGATATTATCGGTATAAATCATTATGTGAACAACGGTTGTATCATACCAACTGGAGTGAGACGCAGACACACTGCGCAGTTCCTTTGTTTTGCAAAAAACAATTGTGAAAGTAAGAAATTAAACAAAAACAGTATAGAATTTGTAAGAAAAGCATATGGAATCAATGAAACAGCAGCATTAGAAAAAATTCATGGTCGAAATAGCAGCCCATTCTATAAAGAAAATCATCAAAATATAAATGATTATAAGAAATCGCAAAGTCGTTCAAAGAAATGGTTCGAAGAGAATGATAAAGATCGTAATGCGTGGATTAATAAAGCCAATTATTCTCGTAGCTATCAAGGATATATCGATAGCAACAGAGAATCGATGTGGAATGCTGTTCAGCAAAGAAAGGCGATCACTTTAGACAATTTCATAAAAAAATATGGAGCACAAGAAGGGTTACTAAAATATAACAAATGGAAAGACGGCACAAATATCAGCCTTATTTCTTATATCAAAAAATACGGAAAAATTAAAGGAACTGAGTATTACTTACGAGCACATATTAAAAGAGATGATTATGAATATAATATCGAATTGTTTGATACATTCATCGAACGAGTTGCTAACATAGTTGAGGACTGTCAAACGTATCAATATCATATGTTCAATTTAGAAAAAGAATTGAAATTCTATAAATTTTACGAAGTTGCAAAAGATTTTTTTGGAGTGTCTGTAGTTGAAATTGAAAACAATATTAGAGAAATACTGCCAGATTATAGAAAAAATCTTCGTAAAATATTTCATAATAATTATAGCTGCTATTCATACACAGATAAAGGAACGATTCTCAAGAGTTTTAATGAGATTAGAATCTATGATTATTTATGTTCTCTAGGGTTAACGGAATTTGATGATTTTATGATTAATGGAAAATATCCAAATAGTAGCTTATTTTATGATATATGGATGGTATCGCAGAATATTTATATTGAAATTGCCGGCGGCGATTCGCAAGAATACAAAGATCATATGAAGAAAAAAGAACATACATTTGGATCAATAATACTTGATCCAAAAGACTATAAAAAAACAATAACTGATATTATAAACGGAGCTATACAAAAATGAATGTTAATGAAAGTTTGTTTTTAATGGAAGACATTGCAGATATCTCTCCGATAGGAAAAACAAACATGTACGACATACAAGTATTAGATGACGAAACGTTTGTGTTATCAAATGGTCTACTCAGTCACAATAGTGCTAAGAGCATGGTAGCTGCGGTAAGAAATCCGGAAATTCACGGAGCACTACCATTGCGTGGTAAGATTCTCAACGTAAGAGGCGAGCTGCCCAAGACCGTTATTGAAAACCAAATAATAGCCGATATCATGACGGCAGTTGGTGTTGGTCTGGGACAAAAAGCCGATCGCAAGGACATGAGATATGGCAGCATCTACCTTGCTGCTGATCAGGACCCAGATGGTGCAAACATAACCGCACTATTGGTCAATTTCTTTTACCTGCATTGGCCAGAACTATTTGATCCAAAACTACCGCCCGTTTTTTATGTGTTCCAAACTCCGTTTATCATCCAAGAAAAGGGCAAAAAGCGTTTTTACTGGTACGCAGATGATTATCAGGAATATAATCCCGAAGACTGGAAAGGGGCACCAAAGCCAACCCGTGCCAAAGGACTTGGTAGCCTTGAGGAAACTGATTGGATACATAGCCTTGCCAATCCAAAACTGGTGCCTTTGTTGGATGACGGGAAATTGTCAGAAGCGCTAGACCTTATTTTTAATCACAACAAAGCTGATGAGAGAAAAGAGTGGATCAAGTTACACAAATGAAGTCAGATTCCCATATCTCTATCACAGTGTATCCTTTTGATTCCAGGTACGATCTACGATCAACAGTTCTTTGGTAGAGTTCTCCCATCGTACATTTGGTTCTTTTATTGTAGAGTTGAGTATCAAACACTTTTGGATTTCCGTGCCAGTAATCACCATAAAATTCGTATATCGTATTCGTGGATGGGTCAAGTCCATCCACAAATTTACCTTCAACGTGTTGTTCACATTTGATATTCTGATTGTTCAAGCTGTCTAACCATTTTGTAGAGTTCGTTGAAACCCGGTATCGACACTGAGGACAGCCTGACCCAGTCAAATGGGCGCTAACATATTGCTCAAACTCACCGTGTTTTCTACAAATGAAAATGACTTTTTTATGAGAATGGCGATATACCGTTTTTGAGTAATCATACGTATCGCCATGTTTCTCAACACATCTTTTAATAAACTCATCCTGCTTCATAGTTGCGTTTTTGCTCGCATATTCATGAGAACATCGTTTGCACAAAAATCGTGAGCTATGATGGATCGCAGAAACTGTGCACTGAAACTTTCCATGATGCGGACATTCTAGATGCACCTTTGATTTGAAATTGATACCTTGTATATCCAAAATTAAAAAGATTGGAAACTTTTTGTTGATTACAGATTTTATCTCATCTATAGTTCTATATTTGGTATAGTTCATTCTTTTTGCAGCATATTGACACATTTGGCAACCGAACCCTTGTATATGATTAGACGCTACTTGCGAAAATACCCCATGGATACGACAGGTTATTTCAACCTTCTTATGACTATGGACATAAACTGTAGTGTCATATGAATAAAGATTTTGATGGACCTCTATTGCTTTTTCAATGAAGATGCGAGTACGCTCATTGTATTGATCATTAGAAGATAAACAGTTGGATAATTCTTTCATATTTTTATTTAGTTGTTTCAACGGATCACGAGCAGATGATAGGAAGATTTGGGTTGCATTGAATGGCTGAAAGCCTGTTAATTGGTAAAGGTTATATCAGTTGGAACCGTTATATCTTTTGGAACCAACAAACGACAAGAGACTACAGAATAAAGTAATTGGTATCATTCTGGGCCGAATCCAACCGTGCCACACTTGATTGTTGTCTTGATCACATTGACGGGTTCGATGTGGATAAAATCGAACCCGTTGTGATAAATGAGATGAATGATATGGGTACCATACAGGTCATCATACGTCCTCTGGCAGCTACGGCCAGACAATATTGATCCAAAACAAAATTAAGCTGCTGATATACCAGTCATTACATCAGAGTAAATGGTACCAGCAGAACTTGTTATGAATGCATACACGGTGTATTCGGTAGACGACAACCCTGTGTTAAATGTAACGGTTTGAGCGCCTGGTTCCGCTGTACCAGACTTGTAAGCAATATGGCTACCATTTGTAATGATCAATCCACTTGCTATAACTGGAGCAGCTGATGTTATTGTATATGTAACAGATGCATCTCCACTGTTGCCCGACTGTGTTCCATCGCTAGTAGAGGTGATTGACACAGTTTGAATTGCAGCCAAAGGAACAGGCGGTACACTGTCGCCTGCTGGACCTTGTGGACCTGCTGGACCCACGGCTCCGTCTGCTCCGGCTGGACCTGTTGGGCCTGCGTCGCCTGCTGGACCTGTTGGGCCTGCGTCGCCTGCTGGACCTGTTGGACCGGCTTCGCCTTGTGGACCTGCTGGACCCACGGCTCCGTCTGCTCCGGCTGGACCTGCTGGACCTGCGTCGCCTTGTGGACCGGCTTCGCCTTGTGGACCTGCTGGACCCACGGCTCCGTCTGCTCCGGCTGGACCTGTTGGGCCTGCGTCGCCTGCTGGACCTGTTGGACCTGTTGGGCCTGTTGGACCTGTTGGGCCGGCTTCGCCTTGTGGACCCACGGCTCCGTCTGCTCCTGCTGGACCTGTTGGACCGGCTTCGCCTTGTGGACCTGCTGGACCCACGGCTCCGTCTGCTCCGGCTGGACCTGTTGGGCCTTCTGGGCCTGCTTCGCCTTGTGGACCTGCGTCGCCTTGTGGACCTGCTGGACCCACGGCTCCGTCTGCTCCGGCTGGACCTGTTGGGCCTTCTGGACCTGCGTCGCCTTGTGGACCTGCTGGACCCATAGCTCCGTCTGCTCCGGCTGGACCGGCGGGTCCCGGGTCGCCCTGTGGACCTGCGGGACCGACTTCTCCCTTGACGGTTTGAACTATTACTGGAGTAGAAGCCTCAATTACCATATCCGTTATAGGATTGGTCGAATCCTGTGGGGAATGGGCAACAAGCTCTTCGGTAAGCAGGTTGACTGAAAGGTGTTTCATTTTTTAAGGCTCCTAAATCTGTGTGAATATTTATCGGTTGGTTGGTTTATTTGAAAGAGCATTTGACAGAGTCAAACTGCCTAGGTATCTTGTAATATCATGGATATAAATCAAAATCGTCGGAACAAATCTCCATATAAGATTAAAATTGGAACAATGACATTTTCCAAGGACGCCGATTTACCTCCAAATTTCATAGATTGGCAATTTATAAATTATTGCGGGACCATAGTTGATTGGTTGGACGCAAATCATGTTGATGAGGTAAAATACATACAGACGATCCAGGATCATGATCAAAACTTGAGTAGAACCTGTGTAACCTGGTATGCTGTATTTCAAACAGAAGAAGCCATGGTGCATTTTATTATGTGCAATGAAGAAATTTTTAAGGAATGAACTATGACTTATGCAGACACAACCACCTTTATTAAAGACACCAGTAGAGAATATTCAATCTATGTCTGCCAAAGCAGAGGGATTCCATCTGTTAGCGACGGACTTAAAGACGCCCAGCGTAAAGCCCTATTTGTGATGAAAACCCAAAATGAAAAACTTAAAACAATTTCGTTGGCAGGTCGTCTCATAAGCGAGAATATCTATCTGCATGGCGACGCCGCTGCATGCGACACGATTTCTCTCATGGCTGCACCATATTGCAATAACGTACCCCTGCTAAGCGGCATTGGTGCATTTGGAACCAGGGTTGGGCCCAGCGATTGGGGTGCACCGCGATATACTTACGTTAAAAAGAACTCACATACTGAAGCTCTGATCTACCAGGATTATGATATCATTCCCTTGAAAGAAAACTACGATGGGTCGGTGCTGGAGCCAAAGCATTTCTTACCATTGATCCCATTGGTACTGCTCAACGGTGTCAGCGGTATTGCCGTCGGATGGAGCACAGAAATACTTCCGCGCAGCTTGTCAGAATTGATCGATGCGACCATAGCTGCTATTGATAACAAAAAGAAACTCCCAGATCTACTGCCTAACTACCAATATCTATCATGTAATGTGAGAGGTATAGGAGATAATGCATATGAGTTTACCGGCAAGGTTACAATTGACGGTAGCAGCATCATTGTTAATGAATTGCCACCGGATCTGTCTCTTGAAAAATTTAAGGCTCGTTTGAACAAAATGGAAGACGATGAGCAGATCCAGACCTACATAGATAGAAGCACCAAGGACATTCGCATAGAAGTTCGTTTCAAACGCGGCACAATCAATGGTTGGACAGAGGCCAAGGCAATTGATTTCCTTAAACTACGTAGCAAGACCACCGAACGTCTGGTGGTGCTGGATTGGGACGGTAACAATATCAAACAATACGAAAATGCTGAAAAACTAATAAGAGACTTCGTGGAATGGCGTGTAGGATTTTATGCGGTACGTTATAGCAAGCTTCTAGCAGATGCCACCTACCAACTAAACTGGAACCATGCTCTCAAGCTGTGCTATGATAAAGGTTTACCGGCATTTCTTCCTAAGGCACAAAATCGTATTGAAATTATTGCAAAAATATCTGAAATAACCGCCAAAACAGAGCTAGACGATAACCAACGTGACCGTATAGCATCATTACCCAGCTATCGATGGGCCAAAGATGCCTACACCGAAGTATTGGCACGCATAGCCGAGCTTGACAAGATCATAGCCGAATACCAATCTATATTGGCAGATCCTGCCAGGATGCGGGCGATATACAGGACTGAGGTATCGTCTCTCAAAAAACTACCACCAATCAACCGATAAATATCAGCATGAAAGCCAAAGATTTAAAAGCACCAAAAAAAGAAGGTGCCGGGTGCCTCATTTTCAGCAGGGATACTGATAAATTCCTGCTGATAGAGCGCAGCGAATATGTCCCCATGCCCCTTACATGGAGCCTTCCTGGCGGCGGGGTGGATCGCAACGAGAGTCCGGAAGATGCGGCTCGCCGCGAAGTATATGAAGAAATCGGGGTTGATCTAAAAGACCGTGCGCTAAAGCTGATCTACACAAACGATGTGCATGCACCTCGTTTCACATTTTACACATTTGCCTGCACTGTCAAAAACGAATTTGAGCCAAGACTAAATTATGAAAGCTCCAATTACAAGTGGTGCGATCTAAGCACAATGCCGGCACCGTTGCACTGGGGCTTAGAGCAGCTGATCAACCACGATAGGGCCGCGGAAATACTCAAGAAATTTGCGGACCAAGAAAAAGATCTGCACAGAAAAGCATTTTAACACCAGCGGATATCATGATTGACATAGCACAAAAACCATGTTAGATTACCAGCAGGAGGGCACATGGACCTGTTAGACATCAATCATGTTCGTAAGTTGTTGGCTGATTCAACGCAAGCCGTGATCGGCGTGAGTGGAGGTCTGGACAGCATGAGCATTCTATGTTGGCTGGCTGCCCATCGTGCAGAGATCCCTTGCGAAATCCGTGCAATGCATATCGATCACGGCATCAACGCTAATAGTGGAGAATGGGCAGAGTTTGTTTCTCGCAAGTGCGAACAATTAAACATCCATTGCACCGTGGTAAAGGTCAGCCTTGAAGGACTTGGAAACAATCTGGAGTATGCTGCCAGAAAAGCCAGGTATCAAGCTTTTTGCGAGAGCGGCGCGGACACGATCATTTTGGCACATCATGCAAATGATCAATGCGAAAGCTTCCTCCTTAAACTTTTCCGAGGCAGCGGCATTCGTGGACTGAAGAGCATGGTTGATAGATCCCAGTGTTGGTATGATCAGGCCGTGACGGTGGTGAGGCCAATGTTGGATGTTACTCGTAGCCAGATTGAATCATGGGCCGAAGAAAACGATGTTAT